ACATAAACAACCCCTTCTTATCTTCTTTCAGTTCAAGGGTTCCGGCAGTCGATCTGCCCAAAATGATATTTGAATCATGGTTAAACAGCGCCCGGACATCAGACGTTTTTAAGGAATTTTTAAAGGCGCCTGGTGCGATACGTTCAATAAAGCCCATGTCTTCAGAATCTTTATTGAATACAGCGGCGTATCCTTCGATTTTTGGCAGTTCATCGCCGTTTCTCTTGACTCTCAATTCTGCGGTTTTTAAAATCCTTAATTCTTTTTTTATTTCTGGCATATCATCACCTTTTTATAATGTTTTCAAATACTTAGGAAACAATCGCACGATCTGTGCAAGGGGGGATGAGCCTTTAAACCCCTGATTTTCATTGGTGCCTCTGCCCCTTCCGGATTAAGCTCATCGCCATCATTTGCAAAAGATTGACCGCTTGAAACACGTTTACCGTTCAAACTGGTACAAAAAGGGCAGGTCTTCGGCCCCCTGATTCGCCAGACAGTGGATAGTCCTGCGCCGAATGCCACGGCCTGGTAAACGGCGCTTGAAGTCCTGACAGTTTCATTTGTAGCTATTTTTTCGGCCCTGGTTTCGGCCCACTCGTCAACCCTGACCTCCAAAGCTTCCAAATCTTCCTCAAGCAATGCCGTTAATTGGCCCAATGAGCTTTCGGTGTGCCGCTCTGAGTACCGGGTCGAATAATCATCGATGAATCGTTCCAGGTCATCAGAGACCCCGACATCAACACCCATTTCTTCAGCCGCGGCCGCCTGTATAGCTTCTGAAAAACTCCTGACAACCGGCCCGATTTTTGATTTTATTTCAGCCGGCATTTTACGGTAAAAATCATCAAGCCATGTTTGCATGTCCCGATTTTCACGGCTTTTGCGCTGTTTATTTATTTGACCTTTTACCGCCAACCCTTCCTTGTTGACTATATCCTGCGCTGCTCGTTGAAAAAGCGGGTAATATTGTTTTGCAATCCGGTCCCTGAGCATGATTGAATTTTTTGTACGGTATTCGATGAGGCGTAAATTTTTATCCTCTTTTTTGGGGTCCTGATTATTTTCTTCAGCTACCTGGCCGGCCATGCTCAACGGTATCATATTGAGCATAACAAAAGATTCATCCCCGCCCTCTATCGGGTTCATGTTTTCTTTTGCCCTAATCTCATTCGGTTTAATGCCGGCAACTTGGAAAATTTTGTTGTAATACTCTGCCCGGGCTTGAGAATTGCCCCTGAGCAAGCCATCGACCAAGAATTCAACAAATAATCCTTTTTGGCGCTCTTCTTTCGTGAGCAGCTGCAAGGCTATGTTTTGCTCCCATCTTACAATCCAGTGCATCAGGCAAGAATCAACATAGTTGGCATTTTCTGTTTCGAGGGAATTGTTGTCTGAGTTGTGGCCGTGGATAGCGATTTTGTGCGGGGGCACATGGTACATGCCGCAAATTTCAAGTTTTTGAAAATTCCTTGTTTCCAAAAACTGAGCATCGTTTGGCGGTACGGTAAGCGGTTTATATTTTGCGCCACCTTCGACAAGCATTATTTTATGGGCTTTACCAAGTCCCGCATATCCATTTTTAAGTGCTTTGACAAACTCGGCCCTGTTGTCCCCCAGATACCCGTCCATTTCCATTACACCGGACGGATGTGTACCATTGCCGAAAAAAGTACTGCCAAAATTCTCAGTAGCAAGTCCAAGGCCTATGGCTTCACGCGCCAGGCTGATCATTGACATTCCAAAAATTCCGTCAAAACCAAATCCCGGAATATGGAACATATCTTTCTTGGCTACTTTTCTTCTTTGTCCTTTTTCCAGCCATTCATAAAAAGTTCCATTTTTATATTTTTTGATCTGCATGCCGCCGGGATCGATAACTTGAACAAGGGCATTAATTTGCTTGCTCATGGGCGTCCTGACGATCCTTGAATATGTGTTGCCCCACAGGAGCAAATGATTTTCGGCAGCTTCCCGCCAGCTGAATGAGGTCGTGTTTGGATTTGGTGCGGTGTGCAATATATCTGATAAAGGATGGGTTAAAACTCTTAATTTCCCGCCATCCTTATTTTTTTGATATACATTGAGCGGCAGTTTAGCAATATCACCGGATATTAAAGATACACAGCCGAAAACAGTCAAATATTTTAAGGCATTTTTTTCGTTTACTGGCACACCGGCCTTTGTCGGGCCACCGGTCAAACCATGCCAGAAGTCATTATCACCTGACAACCCGGCAGTTTTACCAACAATGCCGCTTCTCAAGATTTTACTAAAAACGCCCATAGTTTAACCCTTTTTCGGCACTTTCCCTAAGATAGACCGTAAAACACCAATATTTAACAGTAATACGCCCGATGTTACCAAGGATACACCAAGGTTTTTCAACAAAAAAAGGCCGCACCCCAGAAGGATGCAGCCTATCAATAGCATGATGTCTGACACATCGACTTTTTTTATAAAACTATCCATAGGATATAGCACTTACACAAAATATCGGTGTGAGTCAAGGTGTATGTGCTATATGTGGGATTATTTTATTTTAAACCCTCCAAACTATCTTAATCTCCTTATAGTTTTAAAAATTATTTCATATCAAACTTAATGGTCGTAATACATGTTTTATGGCATAAATCACCGACACCTGTTGTCGATATTCTATTCGGAAAAATAATACTATGAATTTCAACGCCCGTTATTCCCTCAAACTCATATATTAATTTAATTAATTCGTCACAAAGTGTTTCTTTAGTATTTTTCATTTAAGCCCCCTTAAATAAATGTCAATGGTTGTATCCTATGTATGTGTTGTACCCCTGCCCTGCCTCGCCGTGTCAAGCTTATAAAATCTATATGTTGGGCTATTTCAACATGGGAAGCGGCCTGCCTGGGTAATGTCAACAGTTATTTAAATAAAAGTAGGTAAAGGCATTTCCTGCGGTTCATCCTCAGGCAACTCAGCCTTGTTGCAGGCCATCGCCATGGCCACCATGCCGTCAATCCGGCCAACTGATTTATGTTTTTCAAACTTCCGGGCGTCTGTTGGGTCATAAGCCACAACTGCGTTAGACGCGCACATAGTCAATACGGGGTGCCCGTTGTGCCGGGCTTTTATTTCTGTGAATATATCCTCAACAGCCTCAATTGCGGGGCTCATATCTTTAAAACCCTGGCCGTGAGGTACAAGGCAAAGTGACGTACTGTCTTTCGGTTCTTCTTTGTCTTTTATGTAATTTTCGCAGCCGATATCCGTCAATTCGCGCTGAAAATCTTCTATTCGCCACCGGTCAAAACGTAGCTCGTCGATATGATACATATTGTGAAAATCAAAAACTTTTTGAGCAATGTATTTATAATTGATTGTTTTACCTGGCACACCTTCAATAAATCCTTGCTCCACCCATAATCTATACGGCACCCGGTCTGTGTGTTCGCGCTCTTTTAAACTGTCAAGCGGTGTCCAGAAATACGAAAATAAATTATGTTGTTTTTCCCAAAATGCGTCTAAAATCAATGATGATAAATCGTTTTTGCCGGATAAATCAAGGCCGGCTGTAATACGGCCCTTTGACAATGAATCAGGGTCTTGTTTTCCACCGTTCGCTTTCCAGACATCGATTGACATAAAACGCGCCGTGGCCGATACACGCTGATTTAATCGTAAATTTCTAAAGCCATGTTCTGCACTTGGCATATTCCTTGCCGTGTTCGCTGCTTCGACCATATCCGCTTCACTTAGGAAATCGCCCAAGGCTGGGTTTGATAATTTCCATGCTCCCCTGTCGAGCAGATTTGCAGTTTTTGGAGTCGTGAAGAAAAACAATTTAACTGTTGGGTCATCGGCGCCGTATTTTATTGCGTAATCTATTTCTTGCGATAATATTGCCAGGTCATCGGCTGCCTGGGTTGATATGATCCATAGGAGAGGTTCTTTATGCGCTCCACGGCCCTGGATCAATGTGTCATAAAAATCACGGTCCGCCCCGAATTGTGCAAGTTCGTCAAAAATTAAAAGCGCCGGGCTGATACCGTGTTTTGATCTGGCTTCGGAGGATAGGGCTTTGTATATGCTGCCGTTTGATTTGGCTTCGATTTCTTTTGATGCTGTTCTGATTGTTGTTAAATCTGATAGTTCTTCGTCCATTTCGATCATTTGTTTCATGTAGCGAAATGTTAGCGCCGCCTGGTCGCGCTCGAAGGCGGCTGAATATAACTGTTCATTTGATTTTGCTTCCGGGCCTATGAGGTGGCCTAGGGCGATACCGGCAATGAGAGGTGTTTTGCCATTTTTTTTAGCCACGCTATAAATTGCTTTACGGACAATGCGGATGCCGTTTTCATCGACCGGGCCATAAACTGGCATTATGATGTCTTTCTGCCACGGCCGCATGATAAGCGGCTGGCCTTGGTCCATGCCTTCAGGGACGCGCAGGGTTTCGATAAAATCAATCATATCTTGCGCTCTTTTTGCGTCTATGTAATTATTCATATTATGCCTCAAAACATTCCGCAAAAACTCCATAAGAATATTGAAGGCCACATTTTTCACAATCAACTTCAAGACTAATAAAACCGTCTTTATCTTCATGCGCCTCTATGTTTTCAAAATTTATTTTTGTTCCACAATCTTCACAGGTTTTCATTTTTTAGCTCCCTTCAACTCATATTTTTCAATCAAAACATCCTCTATAATTTTGCCGGATGATTCAGGCCGTGACATAAGCCAGTCAAGAATCCATTGTTGAATCCTGACACCGGTCATTTTGACACGTTTTAAATTTGGTGGGACAGGTGGGCGCCCTGCCCCTTTTCTTTTTCCGCCTCTCATGTTTTAGCCTTTCGCCCGGTTTAGCCCCCGGGCTGGGCGGGTTGGGTTTAAAGGCTGGTGGCAAGTCCGGTAAAATTTTCAAAGGCGCCGTTCAACTG